CTGGTCAGCACATACCATGTCGGTTTGCATTGCTTTTCTTTGATTTTCTCGCTGCAAAAGTATCCGGCCCAAGCTTTAGGTGCATCGGGTTTGCTTTGATTCCATCGCATTGATCCATGGGAGCAGCTTGGCGCGCTTTCAGCTGGTATTTCCCACGCAATTGGCTTGGCTTCTTCGGCTTCTTCTCGCGTTTGATAGCTTGGCACATCACCAAATTTAGTGCTCCAATAGTCATAATCCACAGCCTTTGGTGACTTGCTATTAACCTGTGCCATAACCTCCTGTGTGGCCTTCTCAGCTCCTCCTAGCACTAATGCCATCACGCGCATCAAAGCTGAGGTGCAGGTATCTTCTATCATCCAGCGTTTCATTTTCTCCGGATAAGCTGCAAGAAATCCATGTGCATAATCCACACCAGCTGGCTCTGTCTCAAGCTGATTTCTAAATGCTTTGGCTTGTACCAGCACATAGCCTTTCTCAGCGTTAAATTCAACAATCAGCGTTTCCAATCGGCCTTGAGGATAGGTTGCAATCCAGCGATCTGTGCGCTCCTTGTTGCCTTCGTAGTTATCCATGAAGGCCATCATCGTGCCGCCTTAGCTGAGATGTGGCGGCTAACGGCTCTGCCTCGCTGATAGCCATCTTTGTGGCCTTCTTTGTAACCAACCGCATAGCTGCAAACAGCCCATAAAATACAGGCAATAGCCATCAGCACAAACAATCCAATTTCACTTGTAGTCATTTTCTTGCTCCCGTTTCTGGGAGCCGTGTCTCAGCTCCCAAATACAGAGTGACAGGCACAGCCGACATTTTCAAGATTCCCGCGTGGATTGTGGCGTGTCGCTACCTTTTCAAAGCTATCTCAAGCAGTAGCTGATCTAGGCGTGCCTCTATCCGACTGACTTGATCCTTGAGAGAATTGCCCCCATTGGGTTGCAGCTCCCGCATGATTGATTTCACCATGAATCGCATTGACGAAAAGATGGCAGTCAGCAAAACAATAACAAATCCACCAACCGCCATCCATTCGCCCACGCTCATTTCTTTAGGCCAAGAGAATCTTTAGGATTTGCCCAACGCGCAAGCATTGGCACTAATCCTGCCACCATGCCCATTGCCAAATCTTTTGGATTTGTATTACCTGTCATCCATACCGCCAACGCACCAGCAACAGAGCTTCTTGCCCATGATGCCAGCATTGCTTTTGCTTGATCCATTATTTCTCTCCTTTGGGTCTGTCCGGTAAATCACCGGTAAATGAGACATAAGCCGGTCGGCCATATCCCACAACAAATGATCGCGCTCCCAAAGTGCGTGATTTGACCATCACTTCACCGCCATTTCGTTGATCTCCAGCTCCCGATGTGTTGCCTTCAATCGTCACGATTTGTTTCTCCGATACTCGAATTACCAAACCAATGTGATTAATTGTAATTTTGTCGTCAATAACAAAATCAAAGAACACAAAATCTCCAATCTTTGGCTTTGTGTGCCATTGATTCATTTTCTTGAATGCCTCGGCTCCAGCCTTAGTGCTGACCACATTTGGCACTTTCACACCAGCTTGATCCGCGCACCAATTGAGAAATGACCCACACCATGGCAGCTTGTCGGCTTTCATGTGTTTGCCATACTTTGTCTCATTTTGACCAGTCTCAGCTACGCCATTTTCAGCGAGCGCAACCTGAATCATGCGAGGCAATGTACCTTGTGGGAAATTACTCATTGGCCTTTAGTGATTCAAGATATGCCTGATAGTCGCTATTAGCAAGGTCACAAGGTATCCAAGCCTCAACGCCATTTTGGTCAATTCTTGTTATTGACTTTGTCCCAAAATCATCTGTGTTTTCTGTGTATGTATATTTCATTTTTATAGCTCCGCACTAAATTGAACTGGTCGATAGAGGTAAGTTAATCCATTTGATGCACCTGTTTGAAAATACATGTTAGTAGCAAGTGCGTTAGATCCATTTGCATCTATTGTGAAAGTTGTGGCAGATGTGTTGCTAGAGAATGAAACGGCTCCAGTTTGCGTGATTGTTGGGGTAGTGCGCATTGCAACGGGGTGGAAATATCTGTCAAAATTGAGATAGGTATTTGTGGCGTAACCATTTGAAATAGTTGTCTTTGCATCTTCGAAATAATAGCGCTGACAAGCGGCTAATTCGCCCGCCAATGTTCCAGTTGCGGTTGTGAAATAAGTTGCGCTAGCTGCATATTCTAACTGTACGCCCCAGATTGAAGCCGTAAAGTTTTGGATACCAATACTTGATGCTGGTGTCGCATAAGTGGCACCTGCTGATGTCCATAGGTTCAATTCAAGATATGAAGTATTTGCAGTAGTTCCCAGCGTTTTGCCTGATATAGACGGAATTGCAACACTTACTGAATATCTTGCAAAAGAAGTTGTAAGTGTTGATGCGCCTGCTGGAACCGATACTGTTGCAGATGGGGAACCGCCTGATCCAAAGTTTTGTTTAACCTCAACGCCTATCTTTGGTGTGCCTGTGTTGGCTTTAGCAAAGAATGAAATTGTTACTGTTGTTCCAGCGTAACGAGTTACATCCTCAATGCGTTGCGTAATTATTGCAAAGTCACCAGCAGCCGATTGAGTCGCGGTGATGCCTTGCACGAATGTGCGGCCTTCATAAGTTGCTATGGGAGCAGCTCCCGGTGTAAAGGTTTGAGGCGTTACTGTAAAGCTGCCGCCTGCATTTTGTTGCATCCATCGATCAAAGTTATATGCAAGCGTTGTTGTGTTTGATGTGAAAGCTCTTTGATTGATTAAAAAATCACCATTGATTACAGCATTTTTGCCAGCAACCTGTGCTGATCCGGTTGTTGGCGTAGCCCATGCAAGACCAGTTCCAGCAGTTGAATCGGCTGTGAGTACTTGTCCATTTGTGCCGACCGCTAAGCGGGCTGGGGTATCAGCTGCCGTTGCACCAATTAAATCGCCTTTGGCATCAACAATTGTGTTTTGAATTGCATTGGCATCATCAGATGTTACCCATACAAAATCCATGTCAGCATTTGTATTTTTTGATAGCACCTGTCCAGATGTGCCACCTTTGAGATCGGCTAAAGATGTATCAACAGCCTGACCAAAAACCTCAAAATCGGCAGGCAAATCCGTGACCAAATCTGTAGCCGTGGGCATTTGCCAATTGAAATTGCTCGTTGGATTGCTCATGTTTTCTCCTTACGCCACAATCGTGGCATTGACCCAATCCAAGGTTGGATTGACTGTGTTCCATCTTTCTGTTACCGGCACATCATTCCATCGCATGGCTTGCAATGAGAAAGCAATCGGTGACAAAATCAAAGAAACGCTGACCTGATTATATCTGGCCGAAAATGTCCAGCCTTCAACGAAACCCAAATAATCGCCAGAATTCATATTCAATGGCAGATTGGCCACATTGACCGGCATCCCCATAAAAACCGAAATCAAATCATCACGATCTGCATCATCAACCTCCGGGTTAGTCAGCTCGTAAGTGATATTGCTAAAATTGAATTCTGGATAAGCTCTGAGGCTGAGATAAAAATCCGCTTGATCCTGAGCATCGGCTGCATTGTGCAATGTCGTGCTGATGATTTGGGCTAATTCGCCATACAAGCCAATTGAGGCAGAATCAGTTGCAGATTTTTCTGATGATGATGTGGCACCGTATTTGAGCGTTATGGAATTTCGCACATCTCCGGCACGCTGTTGAATGCTCAAACCTGATGCCAAAGCTTGATTTGCATCCAAATCCACATATCCATTGGCAGCTAGATATGTCGTGCGGTGAGTCGAATCTGCATAGCCAATTTGGCCGGTTGCCGATTCAAAAATGTAGCCCAATCCAGATGTGGCCAAAGCTGAAACCAATGAATAAACATCGGTGCGAGAGTTTTGGCGAGCTGCCAATTCGTAGTTTCCCGGCCGGTCAATATCACCAAGCCCCGAATTCTGAGCATTGTTCCATTGAGTGCTTGGCGGTGAATATGTGGCCCATGTGAGAGCTTGTGGCACCTCTTGCCATGAATCAAACAACACATTTTTCAAAACATCATAAATCTGATCCCCATCAAATTCTTTTGGCAGCACCCCATTGGTCAAAGCCTTGGGCAATCTGGCCAATGCGCCCAAAGCGATGATGCTGATCCGTTGTGCATAATCAACATTGCCAATTTCTGCCACAGTAATGCCGACCTCGACCACCGACCCACCAAAAATCGGCACAAATGTAGCTGTGGAATTTTGCAATTCGATGGTGATTGAATCATTGATTTCAATTGGCACATTAGCTTGATTGAGATTGACAATTTCTAAATTAGTGTATCCAGCCTGTGCTTGCTCATAAATGTTTCTGCGACCGCTGGAAATTGTAAGGTTTGACAAAATGGCCGTTTGATATTGAACACCGCCAATTGTTACGCGCCAAACCGGGTTGAAAATTGTCATTAGATTCCCACCAAAGCATTGGCCCCACCTGTGCCACGATAAAACGCATTGTTGAGAGTATCTACGAGAGTTCTAGCTGTGCCTTCCGGATCAATTGCTCCGCTCACATTGATTGTGATTCTGTCAGCTGTTGAAAGCCCACCAGTAGCAGCTAATCGAGCAGCTGCTGCATCCTCACGCGCTTTCCGCAATCGAGCGGTTTCTGCAACCAATTCATTTTTGCGCAAAATTGCAGCTTGCATACCGGGTGAGAATGCCTCCAAAGGTGCTCCCGTAAATGTGCGTGGATCATTGCCTCCCAAAAAGGTTGGCGTGCCAGCTCCAGCAACTCCACCGACTCCACCTGCGCCGGTGTCCATTGTTGATCCAGAATCAAAGCCTGTACCAACCTTTAAAGATTTGTCATTGGAATCGCCAAAGAAAAATCGAGTGACCGGGTTATCTTTAACAAAATTCACAAATTCTTTAATCTTGGTGACTGTGCTGGAAATGAATCCAACAAGCTTTGAAAAGCCTGTGACCAATCCACCAACGAGTGTGCCAATAGTTTCAAGAGCTAGTTTGAATGTACCGCCCAAAAGTGGTGCAAGATATTTCTTGATAAAATCCCACACCTTAGCGAGCGCATTATAGAATGGCTCTAATTCTGCAGAATTCTCTGAAAGTGCTGTTTTGATTTTATCAAATGCAGATTTTAATCCAGCAAGGATTGGGCCTACAACCGAGCCAATAGCCGGAATAATCTCCTCCGATAAGAATCTCCACCATGTGGTCAAGATTGGCAATAAATCATCGCGGATTACTTTGAAAATATCTGCAAACACCGGCCCCAATGTTTTGCCTAAACTATTAGCAAAATTGGTTATTGCTGGAATGCCTTTATTGACAAAGCCATCAAGCAATGGTGTGAGAGCATCCAGCACATACGATCCAACAGTTTCTTTGGCTTCATCAAATGCCACATTCAATCTCAGCATTTTGCCTTCAAAAGTATCAGCTTGCTTTGATGCTTGGTTTTCAAATGTGCCAGCCAATTTGGCTGTGATTTCTTCAAATGACATAGTTTTGAGCTCTGCTGCACTAATGCCAACGCCTAGTTTTCCAAGAGCTGTATTCTGGCCTTCCGCGCTTTTTGCAAGCGCATTTGAAACGGCCTCCAAAGATTTGCCAGAGCCGGCTGAAATATCCAAAGCCAAAGCCTGTAATTCTTGCGCTCGAGTCACATCTTTTGTGCTTCTTAATAAGCGATCAAATGATGGCCTCAACTCATCATCAGTTTTGCCGGTCAATAAAGAGGTTTTGAGAATTTGCGCCTCGACCGCTTTGATTTGTGCATTTGTCGCACCGGTGACATTTTCCAATGTGGTGGCCAATTTTGTTTGAGCAGCCTCATCAGCAATGGCAGATTTGACTCCATCAATGAGCAGTTTTCCGGCATAAGCTGCAGCAGCTACACCGGCAGCTGCAAAAGCCAATCCAGCCTTTTTGCCAAAATCGCCAATCTTTGAGCCAAAGCTTTCAACCTCATTTGAGCCGGTATTGAGACTTTTCTTGAGCTGATCTACATCAGCCAAAATGGAGAGTTTGAGCGTTCTACTTTGTCCGGCCATCACCACTCCTTCAAAATCTTAGTAAAAGCATTTTCCCATTGAGCAATGATATGTGGCTGTTCGGCACGCAATGTCGGATAGATAAAATATCCTTTTGATCCACGGCCTTCACGGCCTGACCACAGCGGAAATTGTTTGTATTTATTGGAGCCGAATTCGTAACCGCCCCAAAGCTGTTGAGTTGTAGCTCCACCGCTAAATTTCTGAGATACAAAACCAAATGACAATTCACCAATTTTTGATGATTTGCTTACCCGTGAGCCTTGGGCTATGCGTGATGCCGCTTTATTTGGCCGATTGCCAGCTGATGAAATGATTTTGGATTGCACATAAGTAGCCAACCCATTTGAAACGGCTTTGGCTTGTGTAACAGCTCCTTCATCCATGGCTTTGAAAGCTCTGGTGATTCCGCGCAAATCAGCCTTGTCATAGCTAATTGGATCAGTTGCCATCTCTTGTCCTTAAAATCTCATAAACAGTCAAAACATCTTCGGCCGTTTGAAACTCTGATCGTGACAATCCCGTTGTGATGGCCAATTCCCAAAGAATCCGGTTTATTGATCCGGATTCGTAACTTTTGGGTTTTCGGTTTCTCCCATGCTGATGTCAGTCACAGTTTCGCACCAAGCTTCAAACGGCTTGACAGGCTTTCCGGCTGCCTCGCGCTTGCTTGCGTGATACGCCAAAAACATCAAATCTGCAATGCCCAATTTCTCAGATACTTGCTGAATCGTGTTTCCGGTTTTCTGTTCCCACTTCATCCACTCCGGTGGGAGCGCTGTATAGGTTGCGCTCTCCCCGGTGGTGAATTCGATTGTGATTGGTAGTTTCATGCTCCCGTGTCCTTTTCTATTAAGTGATTGTTAAAATTGGTGTTGTTACGCATGTGAATGCAAGCGAAACAGTTTGTGCATCTGGTGCTGTGCCTCCGGCTGAAGGCAGGATTGGCTGCACATCAAACGCAAATGATGCGCCTGAATCTGCGCCAAATATGACTGAAAGACCAGTATTTGGTGCGTTTGTTGCAGCTGTCCAGAGAGCTTCACAAAGTGATCCTGATGCTCCCCAATCAGCCAACATTTCAACGGCAAATGAGCCTTGAGTGTCGGTTGTAAAGTACGCCTTGCCATCGAGTGTCTGATATGTGTTGATTGTTGAATCAACAGTTAATGTCGCTGATGTGGCTTGAGCATCATAATTTGCAGCAGCAATGCTGAAAGTGATGTCTCTGCCCGTGATTATTGTTGTTGGCATGATTTCTCCTTAATTGGTATAGTAGGTGCTGACTTGTAAATCGGCTGTGAGGTATTTGCCCGCGCCAACTTCCAATGGTTGTGGTTGATTGACATTGCCGACAACATATCCGTTCGGCATCGTGCTAATAATGCTAATCATCAATTGTTCTAGATTGTCTAAAGCTGCTGCATTGTTCATGTAAGCAACCACTCCGGTGACAATCAGATTGACCTTTACCTTTGTGGTTGATCCATTAATTAAAACGCTTTCAAGATATGGCGCATCCGGGATTAAACATATGCTCGGGCTGGTCATTGCCTCTGGAATGCCGTTATACACATTGGCAGCAATGGTTGAAAGTGCTGTTTTCAATGGTGTGCGTACAGCTGATTCAATACTCATTGGCACATCGCCTCGACATCCAAAAATGGCCCAAGTAAGCCAACGACTCTGTTAGTCAAGCTGCGGCCAAGCACAAATGGTGATGGCTGAAATGTGTCTGACATGATTTGATTGCCGGGAGCTGTAATACTCTGAAAAATTTCGACCGATACAACCAAAATTGCATTTTCAATGGGCGGTGTTGATGCGTAAAGCTGTGCAGCTGATGATCCGCTTAATGTAGCCAATGCGCTTGGGATAAATGGCAATGGATATGTGCGATCTGCGGCAGCTGTGGCCGCTGTGAATGTGTAAGGCTCAATCCGATCATCGGTGACTGTATAAGTGCCATTGTATGTTCCGGCCCCGGTAACAATGACAGATTGCCCCGGCACAAAGTAATTTGGCCGGATAGTTGTGAAATAAATGACGGCATTATCCACATTGGCAAATGTCACCGATGATTGGTATTGCGTAAGTAACGGCAAAATGGTTTGTTCAGCTGAATCAATAAATGAATCAAGCTGTGCATCAGAATACAAGGAAACCGAGACACCAAGAATTGACCTCAGCTGTGAGGCTGTGACTATTGCTGGCATCTCGGTTCCTTTCGTATCGTTAGCGTTCGGGAGCGACCGCTACCGATGAGTTATTTTTATTCGGCTCAGGTCTGGTTCCAGCATGCGCCAAATGGAATCTTTGGAGCAATTGCTGCATAGCCGTAGTAGAGGATGTCAATTGTTCCATCGCTTTGAATTGCTGTGCGCAATGTAAAGCGTGGTGACTCATACCATGTCCATGCATCTGGGTTGATAACAGCCATTGAGAAATCTCCAGTTGATGTAGTTCCTCCAGCGTTACCAATTGAGCGAGAAACAAAGAGATTTAAGCCCGGTGAAACTACACCGCGCAAGCTATCTCCTCGAACATTTCCTGCCGCATTGCTAGGCTGAGCTGCGTTGTATAGCGGTGCGCCATTGTCGTTGTAACCCATAATGTTTGCCCATTGTCCAGGAGAAACAACAATGTTGCGAGCAAAACCGAGTGATGATCCATAAACAGCAGCTGCTGCTTGTGATGTATATGCAAGGAATCCTGCTGCTGTGTTTGCATTAACAGCAGTTTGCTGACCTGCACCAAAAATTGTGCCAACAGCAAATTCATCAGTTACTTTTGCGTAAGCAAACTCAAGATTTTGTAGGAGCGCGGTAAGGTATTCAGGCCGGCTGCGGTCAATGAGTTCAACAGTTGTGATTGCACGGCCTTTGAATGATTGAACAGGCACGCTCAAAAATGTTGCTGAAAGTGATGAATCTGTGACAGCTGCATTTTCTGCAACATTTGCAACAGTAGGCACGGCTGTAACCTTTGGAATTTCAAAAGTCATGCCTTCGCCAACAAGCGTTTCACGGCTTAGCGCATCAATCATTCCGCGATCAGCGTTAGCCAATGCATTGATTACTTGTGTGCTTTGTGGTGTTGGAACCATTCCGGGTGCTGTGCTTGTTGTGTTATCTGCTGCCTTTACATATTGGCGTGAATCCTCATCATGCAGAATTGTTGCCTTTAAATAATGCTCAAGGTATGAAACCTTGGACACAATAGGTGATCGTGGAGCTGTGTAATAGGCAGGTCGTGATGATGCCTGCACAGCTTCTGCTGGAGCCTCTACCGGTTCAACGGCAGGAGCGGTGTTTTCGGTAGTGTTATCCACTTTGTCTCCTTCATTTGGGTTTGTTGTTTCTGCAACTTCATGAGTTTCAGAATCTTCTGATGCTGCTACCTCTGAAACGCGTGCAGATCGCACCGCTGGTTCGGTAACAAGCGCAACAGCTGTGAGCTGTCCATTGAGCACCTTCATGGTGCCATCCTTTTGCATTTCATAATTATCAACGGCCAATTCAATGCTGAAACCATCGCGCAAACCATCCATTGCCTCAACGAGTGCATCGGTGCCGGCTGTTGTATTAGCGATTTTGAAAGTAGCTGTCATTTCTTTGTCATTCACACTCATGGCAATGCTCTTGCCAATTCTGCGTGTGTTGTCATGTTCTAAATTTAAAAACACATCATTAACAGCAATTGATCCACGGGCAAAAACAACCTTGCCTGTGCTCGCATTTGCATGCTCGTTAAATGCAACAATTCGGCCGGTGATTGTGCGTGCATCGGTATCAGCTGCCGTGATTTGCATGGGTGTTGTTAGCTTCATGAGATCATGTCCTCCATTTGTCTAATTTCATCGGTAGTGATTGCTCCGATGTCGAACAAAATCTTGTAAATCTCTGCGCGCTCTTTTTCTGATCCGCGTAGGTATGCCTTCAAATCAAATTCAACGCGCTGTGTTGATGGCGTAAAATCTGGCATTGAAAGTCTTGAGGATAGGCTGTTCATTAACGGGAGCAGCGAGAAATCCAACAAGGTTTGACGCGCCGTGCTGGCGTTTGCATAGGTCATGGATGATCCAGTCGGCGCATCAATAAAATAAGCCGGAATGCCAACGGCTCTGGCTAATTCTGTTGCAATGATTTCGCGTGCAGCATTGAGGCCAATTTGCTCCGGTGTAAAGCCAACTGTTTCCATAGAAATGTCAGCATTGAGAAAAGCCGTTCCGCGATTTCTGCGAGCTGTACCCCAAGCATCCAAAAGTTTTGCAATGCGGTCTGCTGGCAATGCTGTGCCATTTGATTTTAAAACCATTGATGGCACGGGTTCGCGTGCATACATTGCAGCTGCTCGCTCGAGCTCTGCACCGGCACGAATTGTGCGACCGGCTCGATTCAATAAACCTTCATCATTGCCATAAAACACAACGAGTGAGCCAATGCCGGTATTTGGTACTTGCATTCCATCAACTGTGTAATATTCAATCTGTGTGCCTTTATCATTAAGAAACACACCAACGCGATTAGGAGCAACGCGCCACATCTCGCGCACTCTGCCGGTATCGGCAAATAGCGACATAATCTGAAAATAACTAAACCCCGTAAAAAGTAAATCTTCACAGGCCCACACCCATGATGCAGCTCCGGGCACGCGCTTATCTGGATCAGAAATCACAACAGGTTGGTCAATGACTTGGCCTGTGTCTTTGTCGCGTGTAATCATCGGAATGGTGGCAATTGAATTGCAGATCATGTTTCTAGCGCGAGCAATTGCCGGCACACTCATTGCTTCTTCTCGGCTTGCAAGATAATCCGCGCCGCCAAATGGATAAAACGCATCAAGCGTTGGAGCTGGCCCAATTTGTGCAGCTATGTCAGCACCGCGCGATGGCGCAACAGTTTCAATAGTGCGTTTGCGGTCAAATAATCCCATGCACCCATTTTCTCAAAATGTCAAGCATCAACCCACTAAAACATCAATTTCCGTTTCTGGGCGTGTCGCAAAGTGTGTGCATAGCGCGGCTGCTACGGCAGCACACACGGCCGATTGGCTGGCACGCCTTCCAATGACCCAACCGCCATCACCGCGCCTTAATTGCACCGCTGAAAGCATTTGCTCGGTCAGCGATGATTGGTTTCGGTGTTTCAACCTGCCGCTGTTAATTGCGCCCAATAATTCATCACAAGCTTGTGGGTAATCGGCATCCATGTCGTGGATTGGAATTCCGGCTGGCTGCATTCTTGCCGCGACCGCGCCCGATGTGCGCCTTGAGTAAAGCAAATACTCAATGGGATATTTGCGGCAATAACTAGCTGCATCGTTGGCAATTGCCCGATCATCTAGCTGAATGGTGTTCTCCCATGTGTGCAGCAGCTTTATCACAAAGCTTTCTGATCCAAGCTTTTGAGCCGCCACCAATGCACAATGCTTCCTATCCGGTGAAATATCAATCGCCATCCATGTCAGCTTATCTTCATCAAGGTCAATGGTTTCATCTCCACAGGCTTGCCACTCTTTTGCTCCAATAACGCTGGAGATTGTTTGAACCCAACGATTCAAAACCTCAGTTTGCACAACATCGGGAGGATCATTGAAAACGGCTCGGATATTGTCGGGGTGAATTGTTATGTTGAGGCCGGGATTGGCGAAAGCTGCATTTTCCAATGAAATCTCATCGCTCGGAGCTGACCATTCAAAATAGCCCACATCATCGGTTGCACCACTAGCTGCGGCCAATCCGCGTTCTCTTAATTGGTTGAGCACAATGCTGTGAGAATCACCGGCCGTGGAAAAGCAATTGACCTGTGGGTTTTTAGCAGCCATCAATGTGTATCGCATTGCAGCGAATGTCTCCATGTCGTGCAGCTCTCGGATTTCATCCATGTGGATTGATTCGGGTTTTGATAAACCTCTAGCTGCTGATCCACCAGCTTTGATAATAAATCTATTTCCTGTAATGGTCTGGATTTCTTCGGCTCCATGTTGCCAGCGGATTCTTTTGACTTGGTTTGCCAAATTTGCATTTTCCTCGATGATCTGAACAATTGCCCGGAATTGCTCTAGCGATGTGACCAGTCGGTGAGCTGTGGAGACTTGCAACGATTCATCCCAATGGAAAAGCCCCATCAAGATTCTAGCCATCATGTAGGTTGATTTTCCGTTTTGTCTCGCAACAGTCGCAACTGAAATTGGGTGGTGATACCGCCCATCAGCTTTGATTTTCAAGCTGTGCTCGGCCAGCCATTTTTGCCATGGCATAAAGCCACCTTCGATGATCTGGTCAGCGAAATCAATCAATTCAAAGCCACGCGATGGCAAATCATTGAGCGGTGAGTGGATTCGTGGAGCTGTTACCGGCAAAAAAACCGATTCCAGCCTATCTGAGCCTAGTTCAGCCGTATCGCCAACAACTATGACCTGTTCATCCTTAATCATGACTTATCGACTCGTTTTGGGGTATAAACACACCAT